CTATTGGTGCAGCGCTAGGTACTGGGCTTCATGTCATTGGCGGCAAATGGTCTGACTTATTAGAACAAACACGACCAGATACCAGAGAAGTTTTAACAAGAACATCTGTTGCTCAACTTATGGATGACAGGCGAGTTGATGTAGAGCCAGTAGCGCAAGCAGACAGGACTCTGAGAACAGCAGGGTCAAAGCCACAACAGATAAAGCCTGACACAGTAGGGCAACCAATTCAAGGTAAGGGTAAGTCCTTGCAAGAGGTGCAAGGCGTTAATCTACCTAAGCAGTTAAAACCACTACAAGACAAGCCTAAAAGTCTTATAGACTTTATCAAGGAAAGGGGCGGTATTAATTCTGCTGATGAGCGTATAGCAGAAATTGCGGCTTTAATAGATAACACAGACCCCAGTTTAGTTGTTAAGGGTGGAAAAAGTTTAGATGAATTAGCGGCTGAAGCTCAAGATGCTGGGTACTTAGATGTGCCGGGCGATAGCTTCACAAATAAAGCGACAGCAAAGAATCTTGCTGACGCTATTAAAGCTGATGCAGCATCTAATAAAAGAGTGTTTAGTAAACTTGATAAAAATGCGGTTAAGTTTTCCGAGGCTGAAGCCTTATATGAAGAGGCATTAAGTTATGGCATTGACCCGAAGGGCATGTCAGCCAAGCAGTTTGATGACGCATTAAACGCTGCAAGGCAGGATGCTAGAAGAAAACAAAACGCTGCTCGCACACCAGAGGATGACTTTGCTTCATTAGTGGAAAGAGATGGTTTGACTGAAGAAGAGTTTTATAGGTTCAGGGAAAGAAACTATGAAGCGATGAACGAGTCTGCTGTTACGGATGAGTACAAAGGTCGCGCTGGTGAGCTGGAGAGAGATGTGGTTGCATTTGATGAGAGTGATGAGTTGGCTGTGCTAACAAGAGAAAACCAAGATTTACAAGCAGACTTAGACCGCTTAGAAGCGGAAGGTCTTGTTCCGCAGGACTTGGCTGACGATATTAGAGCAGCAGATGACTTAATCAATAAGGCTGATAATTCATATGATGCCGCTACTCGCGCTGGCGCTGACTGCGTACTGAGGAGTTTATAATGTCAATTAAGAAATGTATTAATGAAATACAACGCGCTGCAAAGCGCTCTGGTGTTGAGCTTCTTGAGGATGAAATCTTAGACATTCTGGACATTCTTGAGCGTAGAGTAAAAAGACGCACGGCTGGCGGCACAAACAAATCTGAGTCTGAGCTTATTATTGAGGAAGCCGCTGAGATAACCAGACAGGCCAAAATCAATGCGGCTATTCAAAAGAGAAACAGACTTATTAATGCCAAGCGCTATGCCACTGTAAAACAAAGATTAAATGCAGAACCTAAGAACAGGGGCAAAATTCTTAGTGAGATTATGGTTGGCTCACTGCGCCATACTGAGGCTGGGCGGCTTAGTGTTGATGGTCGAGGCCACGCAATTATGACGGATAGTGTTGGCTTATTGCTAAATGAATTAGAAAAGCAAGACTTAACTAAACTGTTTGCTAGCGGTCAACTTGACGAGCTTATTTACAGAGAGTTATTTGATGGCCTTGGTACAAGCGGAAACAAAGAGGCGCAACAGATAGCTGCTGCTATCCAGAGGGTGCAGAAAAGTCTGCTAAGGCGCAAGAACAGGGCTGGCTCTAACATTAGAGAGTTGAGAAATTATGTTGTTCGCCAAAGTCACGACCCTATTCTGTTAAGGGATGCTGGGTTTGAGAAATGGAGAAACGACATCATGCCATTGCTTGACCTTGAAGCAACCTTCAAGAATGTTGAGCCGGGGCAGACCGATGAAGAATTTTTGCGAGCCGCATATGATGGCTTGGTTACTGGTATACATCAGAAGACTGAGGCCGTTTATGGGCAAGATGGCAAAGTTGACCCATTAACAGCTTTCAAAGGGCCTTCTAACCTAGCCAAAAAATTAAGCGCTGAGCGTGTGTTGCACTTTAAGGATGGCAAATCCTCACACCAATACTCGAAGAAATATTCTCGCATGAGATTATCAGAGGCTGTGTTGAATGGCATTACGCATGATGCACAATCTATTGCCCTAATGGAAACCTTTGGCACAAATCCTCGCGCTATGTTTGATAGACTTATGAAGGAAATCAGGGAGGAAGCGCCTGACGTAGCTTCACTTGACAGAATAAACAAGCGCAGATTGGAAAACCAATTTGCTGAACTTGATGGCACAACTAGAGCAAGGGGTGCTGGAAAGCCTATATTTATGGGCGTTGACTTTGCTGGTATTTCTGCTGCTTGGCGTATGATTCAGAATATGGCGAAACTTGGATTTGCCACAATCTCGTCAATATCTGATATTGCTACTAAAGCGTCATTTATTTCCCAGACAACAGGCCGTAGCATATTGAGTTCTTACGCAAGAGCATTCGGTGATATCTTTGCTGGCTTTAGTCAGAAAGAGCAGAGGGACTTAGCCTATCTATTGAATGTTGGCACTGAGAATTTTATTGGCGATGTTCATGCTAGATTTGGGGCAAATGATAGTGGGCCGGGCATGGTGGCAAAGGCGCACCAATTCTTTTTCAAGCTAAACGGTATGCAATGGTGGAACGATAGCCAAAAGACAGGCTTGGCTAGAATGATGGCTGCTGACTTAGCGATGAATAAAAACAAAGCATTCTCAGGATTGCATAAGGATGTGCAGAATAACTTATCATTGTATGGTATTGGTGAGGCTGAATGGGACTTGATGCGAACCGTTAATATGAAAGCTGCCGATGGTCGTGAGTATCTTGTTCCGGCGGCTGTAAATGATTTAACACCAGAGCAAATTGACCCGATTATAAGAGAAAAGACAGGTCGTGCTGAGGTGTCAGATTCTGCTCGTCAAGAGTTTATAGATGACTTGCGAACCAAAATAGCAACTTACTATACAGATGCTGCTGATACCGCTATTCCTACGCCCGGCGCAAGAGAACGTGCGATTATGAACCAAGGGACATCTAGGGGAACGGTTCTTGGTGAGGCTATCAGGGCGTTGATGCAGTTAAAGGGCTTCCCAATTACATATCTAACCAAAGGTATGACTAGGCAGTTCTATGGCGCTAGAGCCGGAGGCCGTTCTGGAGCATTAGCTATTATGCAAATGATTACAGGCACAACAATTATGGGCTATCTGGCAATGTCAATGAAAGACATCCTGAAGGGCAGAGAGCCAAGAGAAGTTTTTAGCAAAGACACCGTTCTTAAAACCGACACATTACAATCTGCATTTTTGCAGGGTGGCGGTGCTGGCATTCTGGGCGATTATATGTTTGGCGAGTTTAATCGTTATGGGCAATCATTTACGCAAACCCTTGCTGGGCCTACATTTGGAAGCATAGATGATGTATTCAAGATGTTTGCTAAGTTCAGAGATGGCGATGAGGTAGCTGCTGATGCGGTAAGGTTTGGTATAAGAAACACGCCTTATATCAATTTATTTTACACGAAAACAGCAATGGATTACTTAGTCTTATATGGGCTTACGGAGAAGATGAACCCCGGATATCTCAAGCGAATGGAAAAGCGGATAGCTAAAGAGCAAGGGCAAGAGTTTTACTTCCCACCGAGCAGATATGCTGTTCAATACTAGGAAGGCTAGTAAAATAGGTTTATTTTAGGTATAAAGAAGTAGGAGCAAGATATGACAGTTAGTAGCACCAACACAAAGAACAGCTATTCAGGCAATGGTTCAACCACTGTCTTTGCATACACGTTCAAAATCTTTGATGACGATGACATCACGGTTATCCTCCGTACTGATGCTACTGGCAGCGAGACTGTACAGACCAAGACAACGGACTATACTGTTTCTGGCGTAGGTAATGCTGGCGGTGGCAATATTACCTTTGGGACTGCCCCTGCATCTGGCATTACTGTTGTTCTTCTAAGAGAAACAGCACAGACACAAACTACTGACTACACGCCTAACGACCCATTTCCAGCCGCTAGCCACGAAGACGCACTAGACAAGCTAACGCTAATTATACAAGACCAGCAAGAAGAGCTTGACCGTGCAATTAAAGTGTCGCGGACAAACACAATTACTTCTTCAGAATTTACTGTCGGTGCATCTACTCGCGCCAATAAAATCTTTGCCTTTGATAGCAGTGGTGACTTAGCTGTTACTCAGGAAATCGGCACATACCAAGGCACAGATGCCACAACAACCACATCTGCATATGCTGAGCGTGACATTGTTAAGTCCACTACAGCAGGGCAGTTAAACAATGTTTATATTTGTATTCAGGCTTCTCCTGCTGGCACATTACTAACAAATACATCTTACTGGCAATTACTAGTAGATGCAGTGACTGCGGCTACGTCCGCCACAAACGCTGCGGCATCAGCAACAGCGGCAGCGGCGAGCGAAACAGCAGCAGCGGCAAGTGAAAGCGCGGCAGCTACATCAGAGTCTAATGCCGCCACAAGTGAAAGCAACGCTTCAACAAGTGCAACAAACGCTGCAACAAGCGCAACAGCATCTGCAGCATCTGCTAGCGCTGCATCTACATCGGAAACGAATGCCGCTACATCAGAAACAAACGCATCCACATCAGCCACGGCTGCGGCTTCTAGTGCGACAGCGGCTGCTTCATCAGCTACGGCTGCGGCTGCATCTGAATCTGCTGCGGCAACAAGTGAGACTAACGCTGCGACTAGCGCAAGTAATGCTGCAACTAGTGAAACTAATGCGGCG